GAAAATGCAATCTTCGGTAATGTTTGGGGCTAAATACGGGCAGTCTTGACCGATTTTTGCTTCATGGGGTTGTAGGGTTAAATCTACGCGTTTCATCGTTTGATTATTATGTGTGAATTTTTTGGTGGACCTGGTTTGTCTTTCAGTTGGACATTCTTCGGGAATGTTGACAACATGATATTGACATCTTTCATTTTGTCATGTATTCTATCTTCTTCACTTCCCAACCCTCCTTTTTCGTATCTCTTGAAATCTATGAAGGTGTAATTCAAAATTAAATTGCCCCCGTATTTATTCAAATGATAAGCCGAAGCGTAATAATCGGGGATCGTATTAATGATTGGATGGAATTCAAACTCCGTTCTTTTGATAGCAAAACAACGCCCATCAACTAATCCATATTTAGAATACTTTGTTTTTGCATAAAATGGATTCCCAGTTGAATTTAGGCCAATCAATTTCACTCCCATTTTGTCGGCCTTCGGAATGATTGCCAATAATTCGTTCAATGATTCCATAACTGAACAATCCACGAACTTGCCGTTCTGTATTTTTTTTGCCCCAACACAATCGTCACTCATGAATATGCCCCACTCGCCAGGGTTCAACATGCGTAAGCCATGATTGAAATTGTTTTGAATGCCTTTGGGTTCGTTAGTTTGTATCAATTCACCTTGTGGGCCGATGCAAGTGAATTTGTCTGCATTGTTGTGGCATAACACGATGTGTTCAGTTTGCAACATTTTAGATGTTGTTGCTTCTTTGTATCGGTCATAATACATCAAAAAGATTTTCATAACTTATCTTTTTCTTCTTTGAGGTATTGCATGATCATGTAACCAACATACGCCCCGCGTTCCCGCCAAAACTTTACCAATTCGGTGGCTTCATCGTAATGGTCGGGTTCAAATTCAATTTGGATGGCTTTCTTTACACCATCGGCCATGTCCGCAAGTTCGTCGGATAAATCTTCTTCATCCAAAAGTGAATAGTCGACCTCCACGGGTTGTTGCCAAACATCCAACCCCCATTCACTCAACAATTCTGGTTCCCATTCATTAGCCAACACATCCCAATCCCATTCTCCGAAGCCAACATTGTCCTTAATGATGAACTCTTTTTGTTGTTCTTCGGTTAGGTCGGATGCCTTAATAATGGCTACTTCCTTCAACCCAACTTCTTGCACGGCCCGTAAACGCATATTGCCGCCAAGAACTACCATTTCATCATTCACGACTATCGGGCGGAGGTTCAACATTTGTGGGAAGTCCTTAATTGATTGTACCAATTTACGGAATTTGTCATCTTTTATCACCCTGGGATTATTCTCATTGGCAATAATGTCTTTTGTTTTAACAATTTGTATCATTTGTTCATTTTTATTTGGTGTGTGATAATTAAAAAATCTTTGTGTTGTTTTTGATCCCCAAATTGGATGTGGCATTTTCTGCAAAGGGCTTGTAGGTTTTCAATTTTATCGGCTTCCTTGCTTCCACCCATGCCACGGCATTCAATGTGGTGGATGTCAACCGCCTGGCTTCCACACACTTCGCACGGGATAAAATCGGATGTGTCATACCCAAAATAATTCAAATAAATTTTTGTATGTTTTTTCATTGTTGATTCCCTTTTCGTATAACCTAAACGCCACCGATTCCGATACTCCCATCCGTTCTCCAATTGCTCGGAATGTGTAATGGTAATCATCGCGTAAAATCATTACGGCGTATTGCTTTGCAGTTGTTTTACTGCGGTCAACCATGGCCCCCATTTTGCTCGGTCTTGAAATTGTATTCTGCATTTTGTACACATATAAATTTGGTTGGGTTCAATCATTGGCCCCGTTTCGTTTATCAATTCTTTGGTTGATTCTTTATTGTTATCGCAACAATCACAAAGGTTTCTCGTAAGTTTCATAAACCTGGGTTAACTCATTAATCATGGTTTGCCATGCCTTTGGGTTGCAACTGCATGGTTTTTGGATCCGTTTGCTTTGGAATATCCTTGACCACATCACCGCGATTTTATCCGCTTCCATTGGGGCCAATGTCGTGTTGTTCACACTCTTAAAATGTGTAAACCATTCGTATTCGTGTTCCGTCATGCACAATGGTTTCCGATAAGGAAATATCTTGTTCAATTTTTCCTTTCGTTCCGTACATCCGCAATCTTCCCCACCAATGAATTTTACAAGGGCTTCAATCCCCGTGGCTTTCGTTACCTTCGCTATCGTATCCCCCAAACCTATGGATGGTCGTGATTCGGTAAACTGTTTCCGTGTGTCTTTTTTCTTCTGCATATATCTTGTATTTGTTTTGTGTCCTTTGTTTTATGAATTGTTTGGCGTTCTTGATGGAGTTAAACACCGAATGTGTTGGAATCCCCGTGCGTTTTTCTATCTCCCTCATGCTATGCCCATACACAAAATGTAGTTCCAATAACATTTGGTCATAGTCACGGAGTTCATCAATTGCGTTCTTCACCTCACCCATCAAATCAGTATGCGCCATTTCGGCCATTTCGGGGCTTTCTACGGGAACAAAGTGGTCTTGGTGGGGTATTGTGTTCTTTTGGCTTCGTTTGATGTCCATAAACGCATTGTGAAGCATCTTGAAAAGATAAATGGTGTTGATTGTTCCGTGGTGGTTTGTTAGCCGTGTGAAATTCCCTTCCGCCAATTGTATTTCTGCAAGTTTGAGATACATTGATTGTACCATGTCATCCGATTCATCACCCGTTGCACCAAGGTATTTGGCAATCTTCAACCATTCGTTGTGCCTTTTCGCTATGGCTTCAAGTGTTACCAATGTATGCTTCTATTTGTAATTTGAAATCGTCAAACGAATATACAACCACATAGGCATAATTCATTGCAGTGACTAACTTTTCCCAATCCTTTTGGTGTGTGCTTTGCTTGTTTGGTTTGATTTTAAGTTCGATGAATAACCCGTGGTGTGTTTTGTTGGGGATGAACAACACAAGGTCGGCCACCCCTGGTAATACTCCTTCGGCTTTTAATCTTTGAGCCGTTCGCAAATCGCGTGATCCGCCATTGGGAACATGAATCAAATGGTTTGCCCATTGGCGATATGCCAACCGAAACCACTTAACGCAGTTGACTTGTAAACGGCTTTCAAGATGTTTCATTCAGCGTCAAGGTACAATGACTTGGCTTTTGTGAAACCCGCATTGTATGCCATTTGTTGGTCCATTTGTTCTAATCGTTTCAGGTGGTGAATCACTTCGGGTCCTGGTACTGCGGTGGGGTGGTTTTCTTCCAACCACTCAACGAATCTTTCTATCGGTGTTTTCATAATAAATTAAATCTAATTCTTGACAATCGTATAAATAATTGGCGTGTTGCTCATCGGTGATGATTAATCCTTCTTTGTGAACTGTGGTACAAACTTCGCAATTACAGACATTGTTTTTACGATAGATTCTTTTTCCTATCCTATCAATGAACCATTGCTTATCGTGTACTTTAATCATCCGTAAACTTCTTCATAGTATTCTTTGCCATCTTCAAAATCATCGCCCTTTTTGCGTGAATAATGATAATTGTAATCACCATCATCAAACGCTTTGGCGATTTGTTCCTTCTCCATTTCTTTGGCTTGTTGCTGAATCATTTGCCACGAATCAGCAGTCAAATCTGCGAATGTATAATGCTCAATCAACCACTCCACTGCCGTTTGTTGTTTATTGCCCATAGCCCAAATCCTTTTTAACTTGTTCTTGTTTCGCCTGGCGTTCGTTGTACTTCTTCCCACGCAATTCGGGTGTTTCTTCTTGAACCAATCGGCGAACCCGTGTAATGGTGTCCGAGGATGTTAGTTTCCCAAATGCCATCAGTTTGAAGAATGTTTGTGTTGGGGTGTTTGATGCGGGATAGCCGTGGGCTTCCATTTCAAGTTTCCAGAACCACGCCACCAATTGTTGGTCGTTGTCTTTGAAGTCGGAGTATTGAGTTAACAACTCAATCACCGTTTTTTTAATGTCCATTTTCATTTGTCTTTGATTTTAAGATTAACGCCATTTTTGTGGCTTTGTCCAAGGTTTCAATTGCCGTTGGGGATGACATCAAATGATCCACGATGCTTCCCACCTGGCGGTGTTTGTTTTCGTTTTCAATGTTTCGTTTTATGTGTGCGTTTTTGCGTTGTTCAAAATCGTACAACCATTGTTTCATGGTATCGTATTCCACCAAATCCGCTTCGTACATTTTATGTTTGGTTACAAAGTCATAACCGATTTTGAGCAATACCAACGACAATCGCGAATCGGCATCGTGTTCCCAATATGCCTTGATAAAATCGTTTTTCAAATGCTTCAATGTGGTGATGCCTTGTTGGTAAACTTCTTCTTCCGTGTACACCACCTCCGTGGGTGCTTTTTCAAACGGGTTGTACCTGGGTACTTTCACATCCTTGATAAACCGATTGATGATGTTTGTGAGGAATACTGCGTTGATTTTTTTAACGCGGTGAATGTCCGACATCGAACCTATCAAATACGCATCAAATGCCTTTTCAAATAAAAGGAAGTGATAACGGGAATAAGTTTGTTTCAGCAAATCCACGATTTCTTTCATGGCTTCGTTTGGTTCAATATCGCCCACCCGAACCAATTTGTCAATGGCGGTGGCAATTTCAATGTCCGTTAGGTCGTAAACCCATTGTTTATTTGTCATGGTGTAAATATATTATCTAAATTGATCCAACCAACTTCCCTTATTTTCCACACTCTGTTGATAAGGTAGTTCATCGTTCCATCGTTCTTGTGAAATGTAAGTTGCGAAATGCGGGATAAAATCCATTTTTTCGGCCTTGCGGTGGCTTTGTATGTAATTTGGTACATGGTTAATAATATGCAACCGATTAGTTTCAGTTAATCGCTTAAATCGCTCGTATGCAACTTTCTTTGGGCCAACCTTTGTGTATGCAATCCAAACTTGTTCAAATTGCTCTTTGATTAAGTTATTATCTACTTTCTCATTTACAATTTCAATTTCATTTTCATTTTCATTTTCCATATGTAGAACATATGTTTTTGATGTGATTAACATATCTTCTTTCTTTTTCCTATTATTCCTTCTTGATTCGGAATACGCTTTACGCTTATCAACTTCTTGTTCCAACCTGGGATTAAAATAGTTCCCCGCCTCATCGCGTTCAAACTTTTCAAAGATATCTGCATCATGTGTGCCACATATCTTTAACATATCTTTTTCGCTCAACCTACCTTTTTGGTGTTGGGCGCACATTAATCGTATGAATTTGCCAACTTGCTCATTGTCCATGAACATCGTGCCAGTTAGGAAGTCACTTGAATAGAATAAAAATGCTGGATCTTTTGACATAAATTAAAACCCCAAACAATTGATGGCGGTCGCAGTGCCAAAAACTGAATGGGGTTGTAAAGATTTTTCAAAGTTATCTGCGACATAACTGTAATACACCACGAATATACAAAAAACAACTATATTTGCAAAGTCCTTTTTGTTATTTGTCATATCAATTGGATTGGGGGGCGTCATTGCCCCCTTCCTTTTTAAGTTGGTACAACGCTATCATCGCCACAAATAAAAATCCTAACCCCATTCCACCCGCGATGATTTGGGCCATGATTGGATAATGCACAATGCAATACCCGTATGCCAATCCCAGAACGATTGTAGTAAATACGATTAGGATGTTTTTCATTTTACGGCTTTGATTAAAATTGAATCTTCGTTGGAAACATACTGTGCGGGTTCGTACACCTCGCCCGTTTGCTCGTTTAGGAACAATCCTTTGTTCATGTTCTTGTACGCCATTTGGTGCAGTTTCTCGCGTTCCTTTAATGCGTTTTTGAGTTCCACCACCTGGGGGATGTGGTCGTATGAATAACGCCCCGCACCCGCTTTTCGTGTTATCTCATAACCCATGTACACTTGCCCGTTCCATTTGGATGCTTCGTTCAATGCCAATGGTTTGATTTGATCTTGAAAGTTCTTGATGGTATCGGCAAGTTCTTTCAACTCGATGTGGAATTGAAGGGGGCAATAATTACCGCCCCCAACTTCCAACATTGTATCGCTCAATGTTTCAATCATGTGTTTCATACGAATCTAAATTTAACGATGTTTCGGTTTGTGTTTTGAACGCGAACCACATCAATAAAACCACCCTTTTCGTACATCTTCAACCAATTTGATAACTCGGTTACTTGATGCCTTGCCTGGATCTTGATGAATTCTTCATCGTAACGATACACCCATTCTTTGCCATAGAATCTTTGTACATCTTCCATGAAATCACGGGTTGATTGGCGTACCCTCCAACCACGGGTTTGTTTGGGTTTGTGTCCTTGAAACAATCGGTTCAAAATCTCCGATGCTTGTTTCAATGTGGCCAACTCCTCCTCCGTGAATTGGCCAAATAATTGTTGTTGTGTCATATCTATTTGTTAAAAAGGTAAATCGTCACTTTCAAACTTTGATGTGGGTTTCAATTGGCTTAGTGTATCCGAACCAGTCAAAACATATTGTTCAAAGATTTGGGCGTATGCCAATACTTCGTGCAACTTGATGTCGCCATTGATGGCTAAATCCCCCGCAACTTTTAACACCGACATACGCATGATGTGTTTGCCCGTGTCGGGATCTTTTGGTTTCGGTGCTTGAAATGCGTTTTGTTGAACCTCGGCGGGTTTACACTTGTAATAAATTGTGCCTTGGTACTCACGATCCGTTAACACATAATCCACTTCCTGGCCCACCACAAACTTGGTTTGGTTTTGGGTTTTGGCGTTGTACTCGGCCACATCTCCGTTGGCGAATGAAATTTGAAATTTGTACAACATACCATACTGGCCGTTGTAAGTTCCGTTGGCGGTTACATTGGTTACCGCACTTCTTTTGTTTTGTTCCATGATATTTGATTTGTTAGGTTGTAATTTAGTTTTTGTAAAATCTCGAATTGCTTTTCCATTGATAACCCGTTACGCTTGAATTGAAATTTCCATGTGGTAACTGTGTAATAATTGGTTTGCAATAACTCGGATAACTCTTTGTTGCTTTTGCTGAATACTTCGTTTAATGCTTCGTATGTTGTCATAAAATTAAAATGGTATATTGCTATGCCCCGCCGCCATTCCGAGGTTGTACAACCATCCAATGTCGGATAATTCCAAAACCATTGCACCGCTATCAATGTCCGTGCCTTGTGATTTGAAATAACGCTTTTCCACAATCGTGATGGCTTCGCTCATGTATTCGCTTTTCTTGATTATTTCAATCACTTTATGCATTTCATCAACGAACAGAAAGTTTAAGGTGTAAAGCGTTTTCATTTGTCGGCCCTCCCTTTGTACATTCTGCGTTGGTACAACATTTGAGTGAACTCATCAAATTCGGGGATGATTTCATCGCGTTCAAATTGGTAGGGCTTGGCTTCCTCGATGTTTTGGAAACGCTTGGAATTGCGTTTGATACAATGCCACGCATACATCACCGCAATGGTGATGGGCGTTAAAATGATTAGGTAGATTAAATCCATGTCGTTTGTCATATTGTTCCACAAATATACATTTGAAATTTCAAATACCAAAACATTTGATGAAAAAAGAAAGGGAAATTAATCCCCAATCTTTGTGAATGGCCTTAATCTTTTGTGAGTGACTGCAACATGGCAATCAATTTCGGGCATGGGTACACATCCGCCTTGTCGGGGCGAACTGAATTGTGTGTGTAAACGCCAGGTTCATTCTTCAATGCCCGTTTGGTTACTGCCCAAATATCTTCATTGTATTCCAATGGGATGCCGTATTTGGTTGACCATAGGATCAACAAATCCTTGATGGATGCGATTTGTTCATCCGTGTATGAATGCCACAACTTGTATCCTTTGTATGGTTTATCCAATTCGGTTACTTGGTCGGCGGGTATTTCACCACCCACATAATTGTAAAACTTTGTTCCCTTCTTGGTGATTGGCCCCCAATTGCAAACCTCAATACCAATTGATGTTTTGTCTAATGGCAAATAAGGACATCCCAAAGGTTGGAAATGCTTTGTTCCCAATCCCAAATGATAAGCCCAATACTCGCTTCCAAATCCTTGCACAATTGTTCCATCCGTACTGATGGCAACACAAGTTGAAACCTTGTTGGCTACCTTTTCCCAATACGCAAAGGTTTGTTCACCGCTTCCGTTTCCCGCCGTGTGGTGTAAATACACCTGGGTCTTTTTAACCGCTTCGCGATTGTATGCCCGAAATGGTACTTGTTTAATTTTCATTTTGTTTGCTGAATTTATCAATTGATGTAAAACCCAATGACATTATCACGATCCATTCCACCGCCTCCACCAATTCTTTGGATGGTGCAATATCTTGTGGTGACATGGAATTGTGTGCCATCGTTCCGAATAGTACGAACGCCCCAATGATTCCCACGAACCGCTTGGAACTCAATTCGCCTTTATCGCCTTTGAAAATCTCGAATATCTTTTTCATTTGCCTTGGCCTTTATATGGTTTGGATGATTTGTGTTTGTTAACTGACTTCGTATGCCTTCCCAATTTGCGTTTGGGCTTGGCACGAAATGTTGATGTGTTGGAAACCTTTGCCATTACAACCCGTTTAATTTAATCATGTTTGAAATGGATGCCGTGTCTATGTCCGCTGTATCAATGCCCATAAAAATCATGGTGTTTGCATACTTTTCCGCCTTGGCTTCCGCCTGGGCAACTTCCTTTTTTAACGCTTCCTTTTCTGCAACCTTTGATTCAACCATCTTTGCATTCATCGTTTGAGCCATTTTGGTGACTTCTCCCGCACTTTGTAGGTTTTTTGATACCTTGCTAAGCAAAGCATCAATTTCGTCAATCTGTGGGCTTTGTTTTGCGTTTGCAATGGTGAACACATAACCAGTGATAAACAATGCACTAAATACGATTAAAAGATTTTTCATAACTTTTTCATTGTTTGCATGATGCGGATTTCGGTCATAGCGGATGCCAAACACGAATCGGACTTTTTAAGGGCGTAACTCAATTTGTCAATCTTGATATCCAACGCCTCAATTTTTTGGTTTGCCTTTTCAATTTGTTCTTTATAGCCCGAACGAAGGTCAAAGTAAAGATAAGAAACAGCAACAAGCATACAAAAGGCCACGGCTGCAATTGGGTTTTTGCGAAATTGGTCAAACGACACGGGCAACGCATTGGGTTTTACTTTTGGTGCGGTCATTATTCAGTAGGTGGGAATGGTGGTGATGGTGGTGGGATGTATTCGGCTTCGGGTAAATCTAAAACCCAAGCGTATTCACTTGCTTCAACTTCGGGTTTGTCCTCATCTGAAAGGAACAAAAACCAAACTCCGTTAATATCTTGAACGCAATTAAAAAACT